TTCCCGGTGCAACTTTACCAATCCTATGCAAAACTGGTTCATATTCTGAGACAGTAAGACCTTGGCTTTCTAACATTCTTCGCATTTCAGCCAGATCTTCTTTTTTTCTCCTTTTCCGTGTTTCAACTGTCTCTAATATTTTGTATTCCGGTATACATGCCTTTGTAGATGTTAGTGAAGAAACAGGCTCCATCTGTGTTTCTCTTACTAAACTTGAAGACAATTTCTGACTTGAGACATCCTTTGAAAGCATTTCACCTACATGGTAGCATGCACTAGCCCAACAACCCATCGGTTTTATCTTTTTATTTTGAATCTTAAGTAGCCAGTCTTTTAATCCCCCTAAGTCTTTAAATGTACCATACTTTTCTTCAACTGTCATATTGTCAAACGACTCTTGGTAATCAATTATTGTCTTAAAACATTTCCTAAACTCGTGAAATAAGGAAGAAGGCTCTTTCATTGTGTGAACATACACAAAGAGTTCGTCCATAAGATCTTGTATGGAACGTATCTTAGATTCAGACCAGATAGATGGTATGTTAATTTCACCCCCTGTACTGTCCCTTGTTCGTTGAGCACTTTGGAAGACTGCTGTGTTCTTTATTATGTTGCCAGGTTGGTTGTAACCTTCTATGAGTGAATTGACCTTTTTACACATTGTTACTACAACCCAAAAGACAAAACAGTTAGGATATCTAGGTGAGAATTTCTCCTGTATTAGTCCGCAGATATCACTATAATCACTGATGAATGACATGCAAAGATATCTAACATCCATCAAAATCTCTGCTAAGCGTTGGGTTGTGCACAGTGAAACAAGTGTTCTAAAGCCGTACACCCTCTTTAACTCCTCCTTGCCCAGTACAGTGTTCTTTGCCCTAAGATAACTATCAAAACCAGTTGAAATGCACGAAAGATAAGAATCTGATATGAAGCTTAATCGATTACTTGAGAGCCTCCTCCAGTGATACACCACATAATATAGGCCATCCTTCATATAGACAGTATGATTGCCATAAACACCAGTAACCCAGTGGACATCAGATGTAATAACTAGTGTAAAAAAAGGGTTACCAACATCATTCCCTCTGTTCTTCTTACCCCCTTGCATTATGTGGCAAACATTTCTCAAGCCAGAGTTTATAAATGTAAAATCAGTCTCTTTTGTATTGAGGCTGTTAAAGTGTATTAACGCCTTGGCTACAATCTGACTGTGGAATGACATTCGGTATACATGTGTCTTTGTAATGCACTTCATGAATCTTGAAAAATCTTTTAAAGCTTCTTCTTTTATTGATATAGCAGCTGGCGAGTCTTTACCTATAGGTAGCTCCATCATTTTATCCAGCTTGCAAGGCTGTCCATTAGGTTTGCAAACAAAATTGTAAAAGTTGTCAAAGACCGTGTAAGAATCTGAAGGGCAATCCCTTGGTTCTTTGTGGACCCTATGCGTGTGATGCTTCTTGTAGTTAACACCGCTGTGGTATAAGAAATCCCTATCCGATGGAGGTACCAAGCTGACAATACGGCCTTTGAGTACTCTGGGTTTGCAAGGTGAGAGCTTTATGCCATTTGCAGCTACATGAGATCTCATGGGTGTGTTTGGTGGTTTTGTTTTTTTTAACTCATACTCCTTGTCATAATCACCTGAATAGCAATCTGTGTTGAACATATTGCAATCACCTTCATAGTTCAATGCTGTAATTGCACCTTCATATATTGTTCTTATCAACAAGATCATTGGGTCATCAGGTAACTCACAAAACAGTTTAAGTATGTTGAGTGAGTTCTTTTGGTTGTCTCTAAGATCTATGTTTAGATTTGATGAGGGTATTTTCATGTCAGCAGCATAAGGTATATGGAATGAAGGCTTATATTTACCTTCTGAATGTGAAGCTTTTGATATTGCTAGGCTAAATTCCCTCTCATAATCATCTTTATTAATAAATTTATCATCTAATAAATCAAATAATTCTGGGTCATTAACCAACTCCTCAAACATGTCTGAGAATTGGTCAAATGTTACCTTACTATCGTGAAGGTGTCTACCTGCCTCAGTAGCATCTAATGCAGTCTGCAGATCCTTCTTGTTAAGGTGTGGAGTATAATAAAAGTCTTTGGTTAATTCTGGGACATCAAACTTATTTGGGCATAATGGCTTAACCTGCTCAATAGCATAACAAACTTGGTCGTAGACATCCTGGAATTCACTAAGTAGATCAGGGCAAGGGGGCCAGGGTATGGGGTCTGGTATGATACTATCCATATCACACAAGTTTGGATGGACACATATGGGTAGGAGTACATGTTTTATGTTGAGCTCATTAAGCCTACTGGTGAACTCTGCATATTTAAGCATTTTCTGTGCACTATATCCTATAGGGTCTGTTGAAATTCCAGGGTCGATAAAATATAAGACACCAGACTTCTCAAATGTGATGTCTGGTGTGAACCGAAGTGATTGCTCCTTAGGCAAATTTAATTGGACCCAAAGTGGTTCTCCAACACCAAGGACAGCTCGCATGGATAATTGTTCACATATTAAACACTGCAGGACATCATGCCGGATATGCAATAGATCTTTAAGGACAACCCATGCATCACCCTCATTAAAAATACTACTTAGTTCAAGGCTTTTGAGGCCTGTTAGTATCTTCCTGATATTCTCTTTATTTAAAATAAAAACCATCTCCCC